TCAATACGACCATAGTTAAGATAATTATAATGATCACCTGTTATACGTAGATCATGCAGTAATTCTTTTTGACGTTCATCAGTAGTTCTAGCATCAAAGTATTCATCTATATCTTTATAATATAGTTTACATTTAGCTACTGCACCACGTTTACGTCTAGTAGTCTCACGTTTCCAAAACTTATTATATTCAGGACTACCTACTTGTGCTTCACAATAAGTACCAAACTTCATAAAGTGATCAGCAGTTCTACTAAATATATCTGTATTAATAAATACAAAATTAATATTCATTAGAATACCACCACTATTTCCTAGAAGAAAATCATTATCTACATCACGATGATTACGACCTGTTCTATCATTGAACACATCAACCATCTTAATATATTTTGATTTATCTTCTAGGATATAATCTATAAAAGTATTATCTCCAGGTCTATAATCAAATGTTTCAGTCCTCCATTCTATCGTCTTCGTCAGAGCCTTCAGATTCAACATCGCCATTTCCGTCAAGGCTGTCTGTATAGGCTTTACCTCCACGTTCGATAACGGTTCCTTTACTTGAGATATCATATTCTTTTCTTAGATCTAATAATGTACGTACTTTAGTAGGTATACTTGCAGACATAGTAGTAATCTGTGTAAGTAATCCTATTAGTTTAGCAATATCTTCATCTGTACCAGAAGCTTTATCAATTATATCTTCTGCTTTATCTGTCATTTGTACTATACCACTTGCAGCAATTTGAAGTGATCTAATACTACTATCTATAAGTTTCTCTATTACACCACCATTAAGTTCATCATATACTTTAGATATAGCTATCTTAATAAATGTATCAGGTTTATAATCGGGATGTAGATTACTATTCTTAACAGCATGTGAATGAGCTTCTTTCTTAGATAGACCATTCATAATACAGTAACCTTCACGATTAGATAAGAAGTCTATATACCTAAATTCTTTATGAGCAAATGCTTTATTATCTGTTTCATCACGTTTATAAATAATAGCAAGTTCTTTATATTTAAGTATCTCGCTAACATTAAGAGTAAGTGTATTACCCGTTGTTTGCCATAAGTGAATCATGGCCAAATAACTTCCCAATCAGTAGCAAGTATATCTTCTTGACTTGCTATCCAACCATTAATAATATACTCATCTGTTATTTTCATACATATACATGGTGCAAATGTAATTTGTCTATTATTTGTAAATACTCTATTATCATCACTTATACTTAAATCTACAAGTTGTTTATAATAATCTTTAAGTGATTTAGGTAATGATTCAATATTATTTATAACAAAATTAAAAGACAAATTATCTTCTGGTCTCATGAAAATAAATGTACATTCATTATTCCATTTTTCACGAATAACTAAACTACCTTTTTTAATTGCTTCAATTGCTTCTCCAAAATTCATAATATTAAGTATTAAATTAATTTATATTTTAAGTCTTTTACAAATCTCTTTAGTTAAATATCCAGTTAAATAAGCATATGGTTCATCACTAACAGCTAATTTTAATTTACCACCAAGTGTATTCATTATATATGTAACTGTATGAAATATCTCATGCGATATAGTTCCAAGCATACTATATTTATCTTCTTGATGGGTTAATCGTATTACACTTTGATTAGATGGTAATAAAAAATATCTACCTCTACATGTATTACTCATAGGAAATAAAGGTTGACATTCTGCTTTAGTATTACCATATCTAACAAATCTATCTAAAAGTACTTTATCAGTTTCATCTATAGATACCATAACATCAAAAGGATATATTATTAAAGGTATAATAAAGTATGTACCTTTCATTTGATGAATATTAAACCTGTTACTACTAATGTAAGTGTACCTGTCGTAGTAAACCAGAAGTTACGTGATTTCCTTAGTTTATTAGTCGCATTAACGTTCTTATTAGCTAAAGTTAATAGTTCCTGTAATCGCTTCTGTTGATCACTGTTAAGACTGTTTGAAGTTGCTAATTGCATCTTATAAGCATCTATAATATTGTCTTTAGATTTAACTAAACCATTATTAATACTATTAAGTTCTTTATAATATTCACCTTCTTTAAATATTAAAGCTATCTGTCTATTTTCATTAAATGTATAACCAACAAGTGTGTCATTCTTTATTATGAATTTTACTTGTGATATACTTAGTAATGGAATCATTAGAAATAATATAAGGATTGCCAAATTCTTTAACATCGTGTACATATTTAATATCTTTAATTTGTTTAACTTTAATTAATGAATCTATAGTAAGTTGTTGTTTACTTATCTTCTCAATAGCAGCATTATAATCATGTTGATATACTATAAACTTATCACGCCATTGATCTGCTTCAATCTGATATGTTTTATCTCGCTTATCTATAAAGTAAAATAATAGGAACAGTACAACTAGTAGTACACCTACTCCATAAACATATAATTTATATTTAGTCCAAAGTTCTTTCATAGCATATTTTCTGTTAAAAGTGTGTAACTAAAATGTCTATTACCATATAGTACAGAACGTTCTACTAATGGTATAAACTCATTATCATATTTATTACAATCAGTATGTACTTGACAACCTGCTCCATAAACACCTATCCATTTACTTATAATACCTTTAGCGGCATGATGCATATTAATACCAAATAAACCTTCATCTACTGAATCTTCTTTAAATGTTTTAAATTCATCTAATGTAGCATCTCTATAAACTTTAATAGGTTGCACTTGTACTAATGCTTTATGATTATCTCTATTCTTGTGATATCCAAAATTCCATACATCTATATATTGTCCTGATTTAACTATAGCTGTACCTTTAGGATTAATAGGTTTAAGTAAATAAAAGTCACTAGGATCTGTAGTAATAACAAATTGATTATATACCCAAGTACCTTTATCATTCTTATAAAATATAAAACAAGTATCATTAAATTCTCTAGTATTCTTATCTTCTGATCTAACACCCCAAATGTTAAGTTGATAAGGTTTACTAAATATTTGATACTTCTCTCTACTAGCAATAGCTAGACATTTGCCAACATCAATTGTAGCTTTCATGAAAATAATGTTTTAGTTGATTGTATAGAACGTGAATGATCTGTAAGCATATTCTCAACATCTTGTTTAAGATAAGGTATTTTATAAAACTTAACTTCTTCTACTTCATTACCATTAGCATCATATGTCTTTTCAAGTGTACGTATATGACAAAGTATAAGACCTATAAGTTTCAAACCAAATGTTTCTACAAGATAAGCATAAGTAGATAGTTGCATAGCATAATGATTACCTACACTATCTACTAATTTATTAAGTGGATATGCAAAGTAATTATCTTTATTAATCCATTTATCTAGATTAAGAGTAGCATCTAAATTCTTCTCATAATAACCACAATCAAAATGTAATGGTGCTTTATTAGTTTTCCAATCTAATATATAAAATTCACCTGCATCATTAACAAGTAATATATCTATCAAACCACTAATAAGAAATCCTGTATGATATACACCTATCTCTGCATATATCTTAAAACCTTTACCAACAAGATCTTTAATAATACCATAAATAGTAGGATACTTAATATCAATACCTGTTTTACTAAAGTACTTTAAAGTAAGTTTACCGTATTTATGTTTCTTAATAATATCATCTATAGTATAGATACGATCATTAACAAATCCATTAGCATTTTTCTTATAGTTATTAGAACTCTTAACTGCATCTTCAAGTGTATTGTGTTTAACTGTACCTTTAGCACATGCTCGTTCTGTTTCAGTAGCCCATTCAAATATAAGTTGTTTAGCAGATTTACCACGATATAAAAGATATTTAGGATGTTGAGACATACGACCTATACGTTCACATGCTTTAGCTATTTCCTTAGTCTTAAATTCTTCTGTATATTTACCTACAACTGTAGTAGTACTAGTATAGTGTTGATCGAGATCATCTTTATACTTATGTGCTTCTTCATTAAAATATAGTATTCTACCTTTCGGTACTAGTTCGGTTAAGATTGACATGAAGTGTTTTATTACGATTATTATTAGCTCCACTTGTAGCACGTTCTAAATATAAACGTTTAATTTCTGCTATAACTTCAGCATGTGTTTTAGGATCAAGTTTACAAGGTTCCATTCCTGTAAGTCTAGCTAAATCCATCTTAGCTTCTTTAATATAAAAGACACCAAGTTTAGGTACAAATATCTTTTCATCTAATGAATGGAAACCTTTAGTTATACTTAAAGATTGACTTCTCTCAAATACTTTAACTAAAGTCTTTAAATCAGAAGAACTTAATCCTTCAAACTCAGCTAACCAATTACGTTCTTCTAAGCTCAAATTATTAAGTTCTTCAAATGCTTGAGGAATATCTTTAATAACTTTATTTTCTTGTTGAGGTGTCATTAAAGATATAGGTATTAAAGTTCTACAATTACATCTGTATCTGTAGCCATAATATCACCTTCGTTAATAAGATAATATTCGTACATTGTATATACTTTAGCTAAATCTATTTTCCGATCTGCTTTATCACTTTCATTAAGTACTAATACTCTAACATTTTTATTAGCAGGATTTAAAGATTTAGCAATACTTGCAACTGATTTATCATTACCTGTAATAACAATAGGTTGTAAACTAAAACAATTAGCTTTAGTTATAATAGCTATTCCGATATCATATCTAGGTAATGTAGTTTCACCATAACCTACAATAACTTTTTCAATAGCTTGAACATTACCGAGTGCATCTTTATTAGTAATAATCATTCCTTTGGCTTCATACTTATATCTAACTAATAGATTATTAAGTACAGGTTTAACATGATGTAAACTCTTAGCTTCTCTAATAACTTGTGATTCCATAATAGTATTTATATATGTATTAGTAATTACTTATGGGTACAAATATATCATATAGTATTGTATATACCAAATATAATGAGTATCTTTATTGCTTTATTATATAGATACAAATTATAAAAATACTACACATAGATGTAAAGGTATTAATAAAGATACTCCTAAACGTACCTATAAATGTTTTGCGGAAGGCATTGTAAAATATAATAAATTACCTATAAATTTATCTGCAAAATATTTTATATTTGTTGTAAAATCGTATTATATTTTTACTATAATTTTATGTATATTTGAAGATATAATTGAAGATATATGTATAATAATTTTAACAAATTATTACTTTTAAGGGTCTATCATCGTAATCTAAAATATAGAAATTCTTTTTTAATCTCCAAATAATTATAGTTAAAATAAATTAAATTTAACATTTATTAACATATAGATACTATACTCGTAACTACAACTCATAGTATAGATTTTGATATACCTGATAATATACCTACAAATATAATAGATTTTATACCTACTCCTACACCTACTACGATACTTATAGATATTCTTATTGAGCTACTGTACTTCCCTGTAGGTAAGGAGGTTGAAGATTACGGCTCGATTGTCGCATTACACTTGGTATTACATATTTCAATCATTTAATTAAACATTTTAAATTACACGTTATGAACAATTCAGAATCTATTATTAAAGAAGAAGTTGTTGAAGTTCCTATGAATTATTATCTTAAATTTGATAGAAGTCCTTTTGATAAAGGTAATCCTTATTTTGTATGGTTATCTATTACTAAAGAAGCTTATTTAGAATTAAAACATTTTATAGAAAGATCTGATACACATGAACTGCTAGTTACTAATCATACTATTAATTTATGGGGTCGTTTAACAGATGTACCTATACTTACACATAATGAATCTGTTCAAGAAATTATAGATACTAATAAGTTATTACCTAAATCTAATGTAGTTGTTAATACTCCACTTGGTCATAAAGATATTAAAATAGAAGATGTACCTATAGAAGAATCTATTGAAGATTACAAACTTAGAGTTAAAGATGCAATAGATAATATTATACTTAATGAAACTTATTATACAGATAGACCTGGTGAACTTCAGTTGTTACTTAAATCTCTTACTATTAAAAAGTTAGTATAGGTTCTAAATCATTGACTTATAAATATCTTAATATGGAAGCTGAACGTATACAAATAATAGTTAATAAACTATCAGATGCTTATATAGTTTATACAGATAGTATGAATAAAGCATTAGAAGGTGTTAGTGAATCTGAACTTAAACAAATAACGGCATCTTATAAATGTAAAACTTTTGGTAATTTTGGTAAACCTATTGATCAAGAACCTCATACAATTGAAGAAGTATCCGCTAAACTTACTATGTTACTTAATATGGGTATTATAAAACAATAAATTATGGAAGCTGAACGTAATACATTTGAAGAACTTAATGAATCTGATAAGGAAGATATTAAATTTACTATGATTAATGGTAATATGTATTGGTATTATCCTACTGTTAATCCTATAAATATTGAATATCATAAATTAATAGATACACCTATTAGAGTAGTTACTAAAGAAGATTTTGAAGCTGCTCTTAAACGTCTAGAAGATGCTCATATTAATTATAAGAATCTACCTAATGTAAATGATATTAAAGATGTCTATATAACTATATAATATTATACCTAATGACACTAGATTGGATTGATCAAATTTGTGAAGCTCTTAAAGAAGTAATTTATACATTTAAAAATATGGAAACAATAGGTAATAATTATTGTGATTGTGGAACAAGTAGAGAAGTTAATATTATTAACGGTAAATATATATGTACAATATGTAATAAATCATTAATGAATCTTACTATAGATCAACTATATAGTAAAGATACTTTATTTGGTGAACCTATATATGAAGAAGCTGGTAAATTTCCTAAATTTATTATAGGAGTTGATCCTTATAACTCTACAGATTCTTCTAAAATTATTACCGCTAATTTAGTTAATGATGAATATGTATATGGAGTATCTAAGTAAAATAAGTATATGAATTTTTCTGATAATTTTGATATAGTTATTGATTCTTCTGCTATATATCGTAAAACTATAGTTTGTAAAGTTAATATTGCTAGTATAGATGTGTATGTTAATATGGAAGTAGCTGATCATATGAATGGTAGTAGTCTAGTACCATCTAGTGAAACAGACCCATCACTTATCGGGGTAGAAGACCCCCCACTTGATTTTGGAGAGATAGATAAATTTACTACATAGTACAGTTTAATTAATTGTATTACTAAATGTAAAAGTCTATTAATCTGAAACGAATACAAATACTTAATACAATGCCGAAATTAGAAAGTATTGCACCTATTGCAAATCAAACAGCTTTAAATACTTTAATTACTAATGCTCAACTTAAAGTAGCTGAAATAGTTTACAAAGAGTTGGAAGTATTAAAAGTTGAACAAGGTATTGACAAAGGTACACATATCTTAAGTAATGATTACTTTGTTATCAATGCACGTGATAACGTTACAGGTGCTAAATGTGATTGTTTTGTTAATAGTTCACTATTCTACGAACGTTTGAATAAAATTATTCCGGTTGGTAGTTATACTAATTTGAATGTTTTGTTTAAAGGTAGTTTTGTAGATGAAACTTTTGGCTTTATTAATCCTGAGACTAAATTACCTAAGGCATTCACTAAAGTAGGCTTTAATGTACTTGATACAATTAGTGTAGTTAGCGGTAAGGATGCTGAAAAGGTACGTAACATGAAAATTGATAGTAAACAAACTACTTTTGATTTCGCTGAAATGTTTGGACGTGAATATAATCCAATGAATGAGGAAGACAGAGCAGCTTTTCTTGAATTGAAATGTGCAAGTAAATAATAATATTATACTAATGGGACTAACAATCCTATTAGTATTTTTTTAAGATGCACTTGTAATATTGCGAACACTTATAATATACACACTTATAATATATACACGTAAAAATAAATAAGTTATGAGAGATATAATTAATATTTTAAATAAGATCTATAAAGTTCTTATATTTATTGCTATAATTACAGTTGCTAATTGGATACTTAATTGCTCTTTATTACTTAATTCTATTTAAGCTATGAAAGGCACACTACAAGAAGCATTAGATAGTGCTAGAGAAGCTCTTAATGAGTTTATTAATAACCCTCAAGAAGATAATGGTAAAAGTACAGGTGAAGGTAAAACTATTATTGGTACACCATTTGATGAAGATACTAAAGGTAATGGTAAAGATCATTATAAAGCTATTGCTACATGGAAAGAATTACCTACTACTGTTAGTACAAATGTCGGTATTGGTAAAGATATTAAATTAAATGATGATGCAGGTCCTTGGCCAAGTGCAATTGCAGATCTTGCTAAAGGTTATGTAAATACTAGTATTATTACTATAAATGAGGATATTGTTGAATATGGTAGAGAATATGATCCTGCTAGTCATGTAATAGATGTTTGGGCAGGTGTAATTGAACATTTTGATGATAATGATCGACCTACTAATGAATTTACTATTGTTAAAGATTGTAATACATGTTTAGCAGATAATTGTGACAGTTGTAATTTAGAGTAATAGTAAGTGTTGGAGTAATAGTACCAGCTCCGCAATCACCATTTACAACCATATTACCACAACATCTAAATCCTTCTCTAATTAACTATCCCGAAGTTATGCAATCATCTATAACAGTTTCAACAGTTTCAACAAGTATTTACAATAAACATTCACTAAAAGCTATTCAATTAGATAAATCAATACTATCTATAAGATCTTTACATACATCTGAAAACATATACAATGCTTGTAAGTTATGTATAACACGACAATGTATAGCTTGTACATATTGGTAATCTTTACAAATACATTTATTATAATGATACACATAATTACATATTTATTTAAATACTTAATAGTATTTCCATTCTTAGCAATAGCTTATATTACAATATCAATTACAGCTTTATTATTATGAGATAAATCATATTTAGCATTAGCTACTGATATATTCAATAAAATAAATATACTTATGGGAATAGATTGACATTTACAATCATCATTAGCTCAATTGGTAGAGCCATTCATTGTAAGACTTATCTGTAGTACTAAAGACTTTAGCAAATATGCGTACAGATAGTGATTGGAGTGAGATATAGGTTCGAGTCCTATATGATGATCTAATTTATTATTAACAAATACAGATAAACTTATGAACGCATATGAACATTTATTAGGATGGGCTTCATTCGCAGAAGCATTAGATAGAAAATATATGTTTGATTTAGATATATCATCTGAACGTACATTAATACCTAAATCAGTGCATAAAGATTATAAAGCAAAGACTAAATAAGCTAAACAAGTAATAGCTAGATCAAAAGCTAGAGCAGCACGTAAATCTAAACGTAAACATAAACATTAATATATATCATTATGAGCAAGTCAGCTATTCAATTATTGTATGAGAAACAAGCAGGTAAAACTGTTGAAGTATGTGGTGAATCAGGTGTAATCTGTGGATATGATGACATTGATTTAATTGTAGCTTTAGATGAATCTAATGTATCTAAAGGTTGGACACAAATAAGTAAAGATGATGTAATAGTAACTTGTTTAGATCATGAACAAGGATATTGTTATGTAATACCATAATCTATTGATAAATGAATTGGGTTAACACCTTTTTTTGTTATACAACAAGTAGTTATTGTTATAAATGTATGAATTAGTTATTTATATTTAAAATCAGATAAAATTATGAAACAATCAGCTTATGTATTATCGTATTTATTTGCTACTTTAGCATTAATAGTATTTATGCTATTAACAGTATTACCAATATTCTATTGGATATCTCTTATTGCAATTGGATGTGTATTAAGTATCTTTGCAATTGCATTTAGATATATAGGAGGATCATTTAAATGAAACTTACAACTATAGCTATCCATACTATAATTGGTATAATAGCATTACTACTATTTATAGCAGGTATGATATTAGTATTTACATCATATGTATGGGGTATAGTATGTTTAATATTATCAGCTTGTCTATTACAATATGCAAGTTGGTTCTATAAAGCAAACTCAAAGTTCTAATAATATTGATCAATGTGTAAACCAAGCTCTATCTTCACATCAGTATAAACGTGTTGATATACCTGTATAGCCAGGTTTTAATTTATTTAATAATAAACATATGTATAGATATAATAAAGATACATTACAATTTACTAAGATTAGTTGGTATAAAACACTAGCTATTGTTAGTATTGTTGTTAGTGTATTTCTTATAAGTACTAGTGTTACTATAGAAAGACTTGATGCTAGAGCAATAGAATCTAGAGTTTTAGTAATACTTAGTCAACAAGATCAATTTAGTAAAGATAAATTGATTAATGAACTTAAAGCAATGCACTTTATGTTTCCGCATATTGTATATGCTCAAGCACTACTTGAAACTAATTCTTTTACATCTTCTATATTCAAAGAGAATAATAATCTATTTGGAATGAAAGAAGCTACTATACGAATTAGTATTACTAAAGGTACACAAAATAATCATGCTACTTATAGTAATTGGTTACATTCTGTGTATGACTATGGTTATTATCAAGCTACATATTTATCTAAACTTCAAACTGAAGATGATTATTTTAGTTATCTAAGTCAATATTATGCAGAAGATAGTATGTATATTAGTAAGATTAAAACTATTATCAAAACAAATCATTTAAAAGAATTATTTAATTAATATTATAAACTTAATACAGATACAATTATGCAACAATCAACTATTACCTCAATTATTGCTTTTCATCAATCAGCCAAATGTAACAAACGTAAACATGCTGTAGCTATTGAACTATTACAAGATAATAAACTATATGGCTATGTTACATATATAGCTACTAATAGTGTTAGACATCCTAAAGAATATAAACCTTTGTTAAAAGAGATTATGACAGCATTAAAATATGATGCTCCTTGTATGTTAATTGATACTAAATTAGTAGCGGTATGCTAAACGGTCATATGAAATACTTTATTGCGACATACAATAATGTTTCTATTAAAGGTAGAATCTATGTAGAAGGTGATAGAGTATTTCTATGTCAAGATACTTTAAATGGAGCACGTTGTTATGATACATTAGGTTATAAATATAGCTATTGTGTAGGTAATGACTTGCTATATTTAAAAGAACATTATATAGAAGATTTTGAAATTATATCTTTTAGTAATAAATAATGTAATCATATAGATGCTGAGAATCAGTTTATAAATTCAGCTTTCGCAACCGAAGTCGTACTATTAATGATAGATAATAGCGTGGTTAGAATCTTACTATCTGCTTATTACTAATGAAATGTTTTAGTAAAGCATTAAGACAATATGTACTAAATCTATTGATTAACAAATACCTTATCATGACAATGGTAAGGTTGGCAAACAGCGTAATGTACCTTGAAATTTAATAGGTTTAAATGTTTGTGAATATGTAGTTATAACTAATTAATAATACACTTATGAGATGAAAGTAAAAGAGTACAATAGTGGAATTAGGATAGATAAATGTCCTAATTGTAAAGAGCAATCTTTAATAGTTACTGATATGCCTGTAACAATACATAAACAATGTATTAAATGTGGTTATGCAGTATATAAAGGTTATGGTGGATTAGATGATAATGATAAAGCGATCATTGTTAAGATGGATGCTAAACAGCCTATTGGTTGTGCTACATTAAAATATCTTGATGCTGATGGTGAATCTATTATATCAATACCTCAATATGAAATGTATGAAGCATTTCTAGAATATCTTACAGAGAATAAAGATACTATTGAATACTGTAAGTTAAGTAGTTTTAAAGATGAAGTATTTAGTGAAACAGACTTAATGTTATTGATATGATTGCTGGAGATTGGATTATAACATCTAAAGGTAGATATGGTAAGATTATAGAAGTTGATATATCTACAATGGCTGCACAAGTTAAGATTGGTGAAGCACTTCATTGGATTTCATTAGATCAACTTATACCTAGTAAAGATGGTTGTTTGTTTAAAGTTACTTATAACACTAATGGTTATGATGAACAAGTACAACAACTGTTTGTAAAGCGTAATACTAAATTGTTTGATATTACTGATCGTACAGCAGATTTGTATGAAGTCATTAAACATTTACTAATTAAAGTTATTAATAAAGATTGTCGTATAATTAAAATAGAAATAAGCTAATGAAAGAATTATATAAAGAACATAGAGGTAAAGAAATATTAACCAATAAGGATATACCTGATTTCGGACATAATTTTAAAGGTTATGTTGCTGGCTATAGTGAGTATCATATAATAATAGGAGTTATATTATATACATTTGATAGAGGTGAACATAGATGGGCTATTGTAAAAGATTATATTATAGCAGATCTTGGACGTCCAGTACTTGGTTATTGGCGTGTTACTAAAGATGAGTTACTTAAATTAATTAATGTATGAAAGCATTTTTACATCATGCTCTAGTTAAGACTAAGATTAAAGAAGGTTTCTTGGTTAAGATAAATGATACATTTAAGATAGTTGATTCAGTTGATAATGGATATATATTCTTTCCAGATAAAACAGATTGTCTTGAATCTGAATTAGAAGGTGCTGTAGTTAAACTTTTAGCTATTGTATCTGGTAGTACACCATACTCTATATTTAATAGAGATTACGATAAAGTTATTGATATTCTATTAGATTCTTATCCAGGATATGATAATGGATTGCAAGCTTACCTAGATGGGGAACGTATTGATTTAACAGGTACTATACTTCATAAGACTATTTCAGTTGAAATGGGTTCTACTGTTAGATTAACTAATATACGTCATATTGATAAGTATCATCTATATGATTATCCTAGTCGTAATTGTGAATTAGTTAATTACAAAGATTATTATTATCAACTTAAAAATGGTAATAGTATTATTAAATGTAAACGTGAAGATTTCACTATTATTGAAGGTGAGAATACACGTAGTTTCTTTCAAATACAATGTAAACACTGTTTAAGATAATGCTAGTATTTGCTAAACATCGTGCAACAGGTAAAGAACCTGAATGGAAAGCTTTATATATTACTGGGAAATGGTTTACTAAGAAAGGTAAACTGTTTCCTATTAATATAAGAGAAACAGATCTACAAGAAGTAGATGTAATATATAGTTTGCCAGATAATGATCAGCATCCTATGTGGACACCTCAACGACATTCTAGAGTTGGTACAAGACGAGAGATTAGTAACAAATATTGGGCTCCTATTAGACATGGTATGACACTACATGGTAATATTCTATTTGATGATAGAGTTAAACCTTATTTTGTTATTGATTGGAAACGTCAAAATATTACTAATATAGGTGAACTTGATGCGTATTTGACTAAATCACGTAAATCTGATAAGTTATAGACTTTTGATCGAAATTCGTTAATCGTGTACGGCAACGATACCTGTAATTTAAAGAATAAATCAAAAGTTGATAACTAGTTCAATTAATAATTATTAATCATTAAAAACATATGCTATGAGTGGTGGACACTTCGATTATAAACAATATGTATTCAGAGAATTTGCTGATGAAGTAGAACGTGAACTTGCTAAACAAGGTAGAGATAAAGATATTGAATCTTTATGGGGTAGCGATGATTATTATAAAGCTTATCCACAAGATTTGCAATATCCTACATATTCAGAAGATATTCAAAAACGTTTTAGAGAAGCTATTGCTATATTTAAAATAGCTGAAATATATGCTACACGTATTGATTGGTTTCTATCTGGTGATGATGGTGAAGAAACATTTATGGAACGTCTATTAGAAGATTTAAAAGATGTCAAAACTGATTGATACACTACGTGAATCTAGTATGGTAAACAAGGAGTTACAACAACATATGGCAAAGAAACAAGTTGATATGAAAGACTTTCTTTTAAAGTTCAAGTTGGAATGGCAAATTGGTTACTTACTAGATTTCCTATATAGTAGATATAAAACTACTATATTTGTAAATGAAAAACTATATATAGTATTTGTTAAGATTGGTGATAATGTTAAATTTGTTGTAGATAAAGACAATGTTAATGTTAATATCACTGATACTTATATGGATGCTATATGTGATGCTATTAAATATATAAATAAACCTTTTTAAATGGCACTTAATATACCCAAACAAACTATTAATGCTAAAGGCTTTTATCCTCAACAAATACAAGCTCTTAATGCACTATATGATTGGTATCATAATCCTAACAGTTTAGAATTTGTATTAAAAGGTTTTGCGGGTACTGGTAAGACGTATATTATTAAATACTTTATTAAGAATATTGTAGATAGATCATTTTGTGTTACTGCTCCAACTCATAAAGCTCTAAGAGTTATTGAGAATCAGGTAGGACATAAGGGTAAGACTTTACAATCATTACATGGTCTTAGACCTAATACTGATTTAGCTACATTTAGTATTGACAATGTATCATTTGATCCTAGTGGTCATGCTTATATGCAAAACTATTCACTTGTTATTATAGATGAATGTTCAATGATACCAAAAGGGCTATTTAAGATGAACCATGACAGAGCGAAGGAGTTCAATACCAAGATACTCTATCTCGGAGATGACATGCAGCTCCCACCGGTGAACGAGGTGATAAGTGATACGTTTGCAAAGGTGCAAAATGGCTACACATTGACTGAAATCGTTAGACAAGAAGAAGGTAATCCTTTACTAGAACTATTTAGTTTATTACGATATGATATTACTAATAAGAAAAGTACATTCTTACAACATATTATCAAACATCGTATTAATATAAATGAAACACAAGGTTATGAACTTATGAATGAAGTTAAGTTTAAAGAACGTAGTCTTGAACTGTTTGATAGTCCTCAATTTATTGCTGATATAGATTGGGTTAGAGGTACAGCGTTTACTAATGATTGTGTTACTAAATGGAATACTATTATACGTAATTCATTACTTGAGAATCCTAAAAATATTCTTAGTATACATGATATCATAACATCATATAATACTATACTTGATGATTTTAACAATCCTACTATTATTAATAGTGAAGATTATATCATTAAGAATATTGTTGATTATGTAGATGAATTTGGTATTAAAACATTTTGTGTTAATTTACAATCTGTATTTGATGGACGTATTACTACTCCATTTCTTATTGTAGATCATACAGATAAAGTAGGATTTGCTAAGTATTATAAAGTTCTTAATTATCTACATGCACAAGCATATGTACATAAAAAAACTAATGCTTGGAGAAACTATTATAATCTTAAGAATAAACTTCTTACTATGGTTTCATTTAAACTTAATGAAGCTAATGGTCATAAAACTGTTAAAAAGGATATTGATCATGGATATAATCTTACTACTCATAAACTACAAGGTTCAACCTTTGGTAATATAGTAGTTGATCTAGTAGATATAGTTAAACCTATGACTGCTAGTGGATGGTCTATGAATAATGATCCTATACTTCGTAATAAACTTATTTATGTAGCTTTAAGTAGAGCTACTAATAAAGTACTTTTAAAATATTAAGATATGGCATATGAAACTACATTTAAAGATGGTTCAGTTATTACACATTATTTAGCTGCGGCTTATGCTGAAGGTTTTTGTGAAGGGGAAGGTGTTTCTACAGAAGATCAATTTAGAGCATGGTCTTATCTTTGTGGTACTCGTATTGGATTTAGTCTACAAGGATGGTTTGGTAGAACTATTAATGAACTTATAGCACAAAGTATATTATCATTAGATGGTACATTAGATCGGGATGCTATTGATGATCTAGATGATCTAGATGAAGAAGATGAAGAAGATGAACAAACTTCAATTTCTTAAAGGTGATCATAAACATGTTGGTAACATTAATAGATGTGATGCTTGTAATCTAGCTATGGGTAGCTTATTTACTCCCTGTAGAAGTGAAGGTTTGGGGATTACGGTATTCTTTATAGCCGAAGCTCCTACTACAACTGAAGATAAACGTAAGACTGCATTTGTTAGTAGACCTAATATGTTTCTTAAAGGTTTAATAGATAAGAATAATTTACTAGAAGATAGTTATTTTACACAACTAGTTCGATGTAGACCATTCCTTAGTCCTAAACCTACTGATGGTGAAATAGAAGTCTGTAAAGGTCATCTTATACGTGAATTACAACATTATAAACCATTGATTATTGTAACTCTTGGTTTAACTGTTTACAATCATATTGTAGGTGATAATAAAGAATACATTTCACATGTAGTTAATAAGCCTATTGCAATAGATAGGTATATAACACCAATGAATATAGATCATGTAGCTGGTAATAAAACTATTATTATACTAATTCATTCGCCTTCTTATATTATTAAGTCAGGTAAGTATGAAGAATATGATGAAAGTTTTAAAGTTATTAATGATTTCTATAGAGTTTTAATTAATAAATTTCATATATAAAATATAATGAAACAACCTGATAAAAATGATTTTGGATTTAACAATGGTTTAACTACTGAAAAATGGAATGAATTAGGTGGTCAAGAAGCATATAGAGAAGCTTATAAATCATGGGATTCATTACAAAATAGAGTTCTTAAATCTAAACAGACTTATACATTTAGTATTGAAAAATATGAAGATGGTAGTTCTGCTATGATTAGATGTAATGATGGATTTAATGCTTATGAATTACTAGGGGTATTATCTATTATTACTAAAGAAGTTATTGATCAACAAGAAGGTAGGATTAAACCTGATATTATTAAACGTAATTATATAGAAGATGAAAAAGCCAAATAGATTAGATTATGGATTTATTGAAGATGTTACATTTGAATCAGGTGGTTATTTTCCTAAAGAACAATTAGCTAAAGAATATCATAATGCAGTTGCTGATTGGGTGATTGAAGGAAGTAAAGATATTATTATTAGGCCTAATCGTAAAGATTATGGATATAAAGATTCAGGTTGGGCAGACATTGATCGAAAAGCTTATATTGAAGCTTTAAGTAAATGGAGAGCCTTTCGAGAGCCTAATATAGTTGCTTTAGAAGCTAAACAACGTATTCCTAGACCTGATCCACATGATTATGAATATGAGATTGATGATAAAGTAGATATTAAAATACATGAATATGTAGAAGCCTTACGTATATTTTATAGACAATATTTTATAAAAGATTTAACAGACAATATTTTATAAAAGATTAAATTATCAATATATACATATTACAATGAAAGAACCTACGAAAGAAGAATTTGGATATCCGGGTATAACTGGTGATAAGTACGAATGGGATATAGAAGGATACTATACATTATATGGTTTATGGGAGGATGTTAATTTATATGGCCCCGATACACATATACCAGAACCAGATCCTACAACTTTTAATAATAAAAAAGATTATTATAAAGCTATAGGAGAATGGCTATATAATATAACTACGCCAGATACAGAAACTATTAATAATTTATTAAAAACGTATAATACATAAAAAGATATGAAATACTATTTTAGATTTAACGGAGGTATCGTTATTGAACAAGAAAGCGATGTAAGTAAAGAAAATGCGTATAAAGAAGCTTTACGTAAATTCAAAGAACTTGAAATTATAGATGTAGAAGTTAAGCCTGAACCTAAACCTGATATAGATGATTTTGGTTGGAATGGTACTGAATATGAATATTATTCTAATGGATGGCTTAATAAACCAGAAGGAGAAATACTTTATATTGAAGCTATGTATAAATGGATACATCAAAACAATTAATGATCACTTGGGTATATGATATTGAATGTTACAAGAATTTCTTCTGTATTACATTCATACCATTAGATGTAGATATACGTTTAGTTACTGCATATAAACGTGCAGATTTAGCAGGTAATATAGCTGATAAAAAGGCTCTATTACGTGCTATGAAAGCTAAACAATTTACTATTTATAATGGTATTAATCCTATCAATGAAAGTAGTCTTATAGTAGATTTCTTTAGTACTTACAAAGTTATATATGGTTACAATAGTAGTAACTATGATGCTGTAATGCTAGATATATTTCTATATAATATTAAAGGCTTTCATGAATGGACTGGTCTAAATAAACATGGACAACATATATGTGAATACATGTTTAAACATAGTGATGCTTGTGTATCCTTTGGTAATGGTTATTGGAGAATGTTAAACTTCCTAAAGTATTATAAGAGACCATTCACAGATTATGACATACAAAAGATACTGTACTTAGATAAATCATTTACAGGTCTGAAACAAGTTGCTATATGTCTTAAATGGTATCGTATTCAACAACTACCGTATAGTGTCTATGAACAGATACAAGATAATCAAGTTGAACCGATATTAGATTATAATGTTAATGATGTACTTATTACATTAACACTTATACTAGATCAGAAGTCAGAACTTAATTTACGTGTAGAACTTAATAAAGAATTTGGTGGTAATGGTACTACTAGTCGTATAGTTGATTTTCGTAATATGTCTAGAAGTAGTATAGGTAAAGCATTAGCTATTAAATACTATAGTGAAATTAGTGGACAAGAATATTATAGTTTTAAAGATTTACGTACACTTAGATATACTATACCATTAAAGGATATTATTAAAAGTGATATTAAATTTCAACTTAAGAAATTTCAAGATTTTCTAACTGAAATTAAAACATCTAAATTATATATTACAGAAGATAAAAAGAAATCTAAATGGGAACGTGATATACTACATAATGGTACCAAATATGTAGTAGCTAAAGGCGGTATTCATAGCAAAGATGATCCTAGAATATATAATGCGGGTACTGATATTATACGTGATTGTGATGTAAATTCATATTATCCATCACTTATTATTAATGATCAAGTATATCCTAAACATTTAGATCGTGTAGCATTTCTTGTAATGGTTGAACATGTTACTCGTAGTAGACTTAAAGCGAAAGCTAATAAACAAAAGGTTAAAGCAGATGGTCTTAAGATTGCTATTAATCGTATGTATGGCGCATTGAAAGATACTAAAGATTTTCTATATGATCCTGAATGTACATATACAGTCACATTTAATGGGCAACTTCGTTTACTCATGTTAGCAGAAGATTTAGAACTTCACGGTATTCATTGTATATCTGCTAATACTGATGGCATTGTATGTAAGTTTAAACCTGAATTAGAATCTATATATTATGATTGTTGTCAACGTTGGCAAGATACTACTAATCTAGGTCTAGAATTCACTGATTATGAACGTTATCTTAGAAATGATGTTAATAATTATATAGCTATTAAAAAAGGATTTAAAAAATGTATTGATGAATTTAAACTTAATAATACAGTTACATACAATGAAAAAGAACTAAAGTCTATAGAAGCTATTGAAGATGTATTTGTTAAACGTAAAGGTTTGTTTATACCTAAGGTAGAGTTTAATAAAGGTTTTATACATCCTGTTGTACCACAAGCATTGAATGCTTATTTGTTATATGATGTTCCTATTGAAACTTATATTGAGAATCACATTAAAGAAGATGATACAGCTATATATGATTATTGTATGGCACAGAAAGTAGATAAATCATTTAAATGTGAATTTCATACTATTGTTAATAAAGAGAAACATGTAGAACCTTTACAGCAATACAATAGGTTTTATGTAACTGAACGTAATACAGGTGGTGTAATAATGAAACGTAAAGGTGATAAACTAGCTAATATACTAGCTAATCACAGTGTAAATATATTTAATACTTATTTACATGCTAAACCAGAAGAATATGGTATTAATTATGGATACTATATTAAACAATGTGATTTAATACTTTCAGGTAATATTAAAAAGAAAGGTAAACCTAAAGGTATTATTGGTAATAGTAATAATTTATTTACAAGTAGTAATACAGATTATTAAATGACAACTAAAGATAAAAATGCACAATATCTGTTAGAACTTCAAAAAGAAATAAGTGATGCTTTTAGAAAATCACATCATACTAGATATTCATTTGAGCAACTATCTGGCATTAATCGTAATACTTTAATTAGAACATTAGATAGTATTGATCATACTACGATAGGCACAATTATTAGAATTTGTAACGCATTAGAAATAGAATTATGAAATCAACGGGTATAGAACTTATTAGAATAGAACGTGAAGAACAAATTGAAAAACATGGTATTTCATTAAATCAAGATGTTATATTTAATAAAGAATGTCAATTATCTATTGCAGCAGGTCATCTTATATATGGTACTCCATATGCACCTGATAATTGGGATGAAACTATCTGGAATAAAATGATTAATAAATCATATGAAGATAGATTAGTCATAGCAGGTGCTTTAATAGCTGCTGAGATAGATAGAATGTTATATATAAATTCACTTAAAAATAATATAGAATATTGAGATGAATGATGTATTAGTTATAAAAGCTCTTAAATGTAATATAAGATTACTGGTAATTAAATGCGGATTACCTAAAGATGTGTATATATTAGAATTTATGCAAACAGTTAATTCTGTAGTTGACAATTTAGTTTCAACAGATACTAATTTTGCTCATACTATTACAGAGGATACACATATTCATATATTTAATGAAATAGTTAGTAATTTACAAATTTTAAATAAACTATAAAAAATGACAAAAAAAAAGATAGGTAATAGAGTTTATATAACTACTGAACCTAAAGTAGCTGTTTATGTACCAACAGAAGAAGATCATTTATATGGTCTTAAAGGTACTCAAACAAGAACATTACATGAAAATTGTCAATATACAGAACAATTGCAATTAGCTATATACAATGCTATGTTAGACAAAGATTTAACTCCTGCTAGTATTGCTGAAGCTATAGGTTGTAAAGAATCTACAATTGATACATTAATTAAAGATCCTAGTAAATCTTTATTTAGTATTATACTAAAAGTATATAGTTATCTAAATATAGAGTTGGATAGTTTATAATGATTGAAGATGAATCTAAATCTAGACGTCAAGAAGAAGGTATTCAGACATGGCGTAAGAATAAAGGTTTAGGTATACTTAGATATACTATGAGATTTGGTAAATCTAAAATAGCACAGATGGTAGTAGAAAGATTTCTAGTTAATAATCCTACTGCTATCATTTATGCTATTACTCCTAATGAAATTACTAATAAGAATTTATATACTTGGTTAGATAAACTTACAGGTAAAGAAAGTGTTATGACTATGTATACTATGAGTAATCGAATTCAAACATGTGAAGAGAAAGTTGTTAAATGTGACTTACTTATCATTGATGAAATACATAAGTTTCTTAATCCTAGTGGTCTTAAAGTATTAATGTATTGTGAAGCTCATTTTAAGTTAGGTCTTACAGGTACAACTATGGATGATAAAGATATTAAAACTTTAGCTAAACATGGCTTTCCTATTATAGATACTATTACTGAAGAAGAAGCTTTAGCTAATCATTGGATATCTAATTTTAGAGAATATAATTTAGCTGTAGAATTAGAAGAGCATGATAAAGAAAAATATGCTGGTTTTAGTCAACCTATCAGTGAAACATTAGCTATGTTTAAAGGTATGGCGGGTATGATTAATAGACGTGAATCTATGCCTATATTTAAGGATGATTTCAATCTTATTATGTCTGCTTTTGTAGGTACTAATTATCATAGTCGTAAAGGTATTCCAACATTTCTAAAACCTGATCTAATACGTAATATCATTGCTGGTACTATGGGTTGGAATAAAGATTTAGATCTTACTATAGAATTTAATGCTGAACGTGATCGTTGTTGGAATCCTAATAACATTTATGAACGTGTTAAACAATTTAAGGCATACGTAGCTAAACGTAATCTTATACTTGTACACAATAGAGTTAAGATGAATGCTGTATTAAATATTATTAATGCTAATCCTGTTACAACTATATGTTTTAACGAATCTACTGAAATGGTAGATGATATTACAGATATGTTATCAGGTAAAGCAGTAGCTTATCATAGCAATATTGAAACGCGACATATCATAGATGAAGATGGAGATTTAATACGTGATAGTAAAGGTAATCCTAAGAAGTTTGGTAAGACGTCATTAAAGAAGTTAGCAATAGAAGGTATTAAAACAGGTAAGTTTAAGTATCTAATTACTGCTAAAGCTCTTGATGAAGGCTTGGATATAGCTGGTATTGAACAAGTGATTACTACAGCTGGTTCAACAAGTCCTACTCAATATGCTCAACGTAATGCTAGAGGTAAAACAGTAGATGTTTATAATCCTGATAAGATTACTACTATTATTAACATTTATATAGATGATTTTCTATTAGGTGATGGTAATATGATTAAGAGTAGAGATAAACAGAAACTTATTGAACGTCAAAGTAAAAGTGAAAACGACATTGTATGGATTGATAATATATCACAGATTGTCAAAGATAAATGATAGTTTTCGCATTAAATAGTTGGTAGTATAAATAAATTACTTATCTTTGTAACATCAAAACGAACAAATGACAGATAAATTAAAGGTTGTAGATAGTAACACTAATGAAGGTATATCTATAATTATTGACAGTTTTGAAAAAGCAGAAGCAATAGCAGAATATATTGCAAAGAGTACTACATATAATAAGGCTTTCTTAGAAGTTCCTGAAGGCGAAGATAAAACACCGATACCTAATAAATCTGCTATTGTCACATGTTTAATGCTGGGTGCTGAATTAGGTTTTAAACCTATTGAATCAGTAATGATGGGTAGACGTTTGAATCAAGAAGCTGTAATGAAAGTTCATTTAGGTACTGAATTTGGTCTTAGTAGTATTCAAGCTATGCAGCATATTCATATCTTTAGTAGTGGTGGTAGAGAACTTATTGTTACTGATATTCATGTTATCAATAAAGTTTTAACTGATGCTAAGATTAAACGTGTTATTTTAGATGATGGTAGTAAACCATTTTATGTTTACAAATATCATAGTACTAAAGAACCTGTAGATTATGATCCTGACATTCATGTTATAGCAAATACAGGTGCTATACCTAAATCACAATTACAAGCTGGATTAGAAGCAGGTAAGATACCTGTTGTAAGAACTACTACAAAACGTGCACTAGTTCAATTAACTAGAGGTGATGAAGTTATTGCAATACCATACACTTTAATACAAGCTACTGATGCTGGATTATATCAAGGCACTAATAGTATTACAGGTGAAGAAGTTAAAGGTAAAGCTAATTGGAATTGTCATCCTGAAACACATCTTATAAAACAATCAATTACATTAGGTGCTCGAATCATTGCTTCAGATCGTATTAATGGTATGTATGAAGCTGATGAATTTGTTAAGACACCTAGTAATAATGATCATTTTGAAGATGCAGAATTTGTAGAAGAATAACATTTATATCAATCATTTATTTCTATCACTTTATAAGTTAATAATAAAACAATTACAATTATGGAAACTTCAAAATTTGCGGGACTTGCAGGTAAGACATTCGGATTTGCTAAACTTGGTGCTAAAACATCAGATGAAACTCGTCCTGAACTTATTGCTACGACAGCACCTAATAAATTTCAGATTAACCGTCTTGGTAGTTCACTTCTGAAATTGCAGACAGGAGATCGTGTTAAGATGATCGTTGATGATGCTGCTGCTAATGTTAATGAAATGTTCTATTTAGTAGTTGCTCCTAAACAGGATAAATCAGGTGCTTTGTTGGCGTCTGTTGGTAAGAAAGCTGGTATTGGTAAATCACTTGTATTTAATTTTAGTGGTGTTTGGAGTAAAATGATTCAGAATAATGTTGCTGCTACTGAACTTTCAGCTCCTGCTCTAGAACGTATGGATCTTGTTGTTGAACGTCAAACTAAACCTATGGCTGATGCTAATGGTATTATTGGTGAACCTAAAATTGTATATGCTGCTAAGTCTAAGACTTTCTGCGAAATTGTAGATACCGAACAAGATATGGAAATTGAAGGTAAAGTGTATCGTTTGTTTGCTTTAACTAATATGGCAACTGAAGAAGTAACCGAAGATGCTGTTAATGATGACGAAAACAATGAACCTGACGAAGATTAATTAGTAGGTGTTGCTCATTTCAAACATTTATATCAATCATTTATAGAAGGAGGAGTACCTAGTATTTCTCCTTTTATTATCTCTAATAAAAAATAAATTATGTCAAAAGTTGAAAAAGGTACAGAAGGTGTTGTTTCAGAAGTAGTTGTTGCTAATCCAAATGCAATTAATTTTGGTGAAGTAAGAGTTGAGAATACTTTGAAATTTAAACCACGTCCTGAATTAGGTAATCTTTGTACAGGTAAGTTGATTAAGGTTGAGATCGTTGAACATCTTATCCCTAAGTTTAGTGAAGAAGGTATTGAAAGTACTTGGGAATATGCTGGATTTACAGTTCCTGCATTGGAATTGACATTCAAACAGACTTCTACTACTGCTGATCCTAAAGAACGTATTTACAAACATGAATACAAAGTTATCACAAGTGTTGATAACAAGGTGTAGATTTAGATCCTAAAATGGTTATTAAATTCTATACTGATATGTATGCTCATATCAAACATATTTGTAATGCTTTCAAAGGTACTGCTAATTATTCAGAAGCAGTTGCTGATTTCAGTAAAGTACAGATTGATCCTACTGCAAGTGTAGAAAAACGTATTGTTAATTTTAAAGTATTCCTTGAATATTTTGTAGCTCTACTTGGTGGTAAGGATGGTAAAGGTGTTTATACTACTATTGAACTTTGGATTAAGTTAGTTGCTGATTATCGTACTGCTAAATTCTTAGCTTTCCCTTCATTTGTAGGCGAAGGTTTTGTTGAACGTCTTATCGCTAAACAGAATCCTTCTATTGAAATTAAACCTAATGAATCAGTTGAATTAGTAGCTGGTAAGAGTAAAGGTAAAGCAGGTGCTAAAGGTGCTGCTGCAGGTGCAATTGCATCCGAAGATGGTGAAGTAGATGATTTAGTTGCAAAGTACAACAAGTAATACATCTATTAATATGATAAAACGTGGAGTAGTTGATAGATATAATTCTATTGCTACTCCATTGTTTATTTAAGATAGTACCGTAATCGCTATTCCCATTCTCTACCGGGAAGTACAGTAGCATATTCAATACGTATGAATGTAACACAAACACTACGTGATACTATACTTAATAACTTTGATCAGGTTCTTATATTTGCTGAATACTTTGAAATAGATAGTTCTGAAATAGAATATTCT